AGTATACATCTTCTCCATCAACTCAGGCATGAAACCTTTGAACTCTTTCGTATAAGTCCAGCCATTTGCAGTCAAAGCAAGATCCCGTTGCTTAACATATGTAGTATCAATCTCTTTATTCAAAAGTTTATCAACAGTTACATTAATCTTTTCAGAAGTCAATGTCTCAGGACTAATGTTATACTGCATAATCAAGTGCGGGTACAATGAGTTCAAGTCAAAGGATGCCATCCATTTATGAAGACCAACGATCGGATCTTTAACATATGCGCCTTCGAACTGAGCATCTTTACCAGAGTGCGTCTTGGCAGGAACAACAATACCTTTTTTGCGTAGGTGATTATAGATAATCGTATCCCACATACGAACCTGAGAATAAACATCTTCGAAATTAATCTTGGCATTATAAGCCATGGTCAAATGTAGTTCAATCAAACGCATCTTATCTTCTAACTTATCAACTAACTCTACATCATGAATGTTGTAGTCAACAAATTGTTGCCAGTGATTCGTATAGAAATCTTTAAATGAATCTCCTGGATTTACTTTCTTCTTATCACCAAGTTCTTCACCAGCGATATAATCCAAACGATAACTTTCCTGTTTAGAATATGTATATTTCTTATACAGTTCAAGATAGTCTAACTGAGCGATACCGATAATGTCGTAATGAATCTCTTCATTACCTTTGATGAAAGTCTTACGCTCATTAACATAACCCCATGGACTTAGTTTATTAGATTCACCATCACCAAGTTCACGCTCAATCCTACGAATAAGATATGGCATGTCAAAGAAGTCTGTATTCCAACCAGTGATAACATCGGGATGACTCTTAGACCAAAACTCTAGGAACTGACGCAGAAGTTCTTGTTCGTTTTTACAGTTAACATAGATTACGTCTTCACGTGGATTAACATATGCCTTGCTACCGAAAGTGATAATTCGTTTTGTAGAAAGTTCTTTAACTGTGATTAGAAGAATCTCTTCATTTGCGGATTTGATATCAGGGAAACCATTCTCAGTTGAAGTCTCAATATCAATCGTGAACACTTTAATCTGTTCCATATCCCAATTGACATCATGTGAATAGTTATCGCTGATGTATTGATATGCGTAGTTTGAATTACCATAAACATCAAACCCCTGAACACCTTCATATCGTTTAATGAATTCTCTGGTATCTTTAATAGATCCAGGTTGGACTTCATCAACGAATGTTCCCTCCAGTGTCTTCCACTTGGAGGGTTTCTTTGAAGTTACATAAAGAGTTGGATTGAAGTCTAGTTTACGTTGATAGCGTTTACCATTCTCCACACCACGAATGAAGATTCGATCTCCAATCGGGTGTACTGAGGTATAAAATTCCATTAAGACTTTCCATACATTAACATCATAGCATCAAGAGCACAGTCATGAACAGGGTGGTGTTTAATAACTTGGGCTCGTTCAAATAAGGGATGGTTCACATCACAATAACCATTATTCCCACCACTGAGTAAATCAACAGCAGTCCTAACATCCCTCCACATATTATACCCTGTTATTGGTTGCATGTCAAGTTTTTTAGCCAGCGAATCAATTACCATTTGATCAAGAGAACCTCTTGCCCACATTGTCTGACCATTTGCATTTACAAACTTATTCATATAGTTGTGCAACTCTTTAATTGCATCTTCTGCATACATATCTACTGAGTTTGAATCAAACGATACGCTTCTAACATACTCGTGCTGATTTGACCACCATTCTAGTGTTCCAACATCAACAGTTCGCCCAAGACGTTTTGCTTGATCCTTTGCGTTCAATTTAACAAAGCAAGCATTATCTAACAAGTCTTGGTAAGTTGGACGCTTCTCTGGGTCAAAGTGAAGCAATGCAGCTGAAAGGATAACTGCATTTGATTCAACACCTAGAGTTTCTACGTCAAATATAAACATTAAAAGTCCCTCGTTTCACCATCTTTAGTAAAGAATGCTTTGATTTTTTGCTCGTCTGTCCAACCAGAAGTATAATCATTATCTACATCACAAATATCTAATGCTTCTGGTGTAGAAACTACTCTGTGACTTGTAATTGTTTCACCAAGCCATTTCTGTGAGAATTCTTTTGGACGCTCCATAGTAACATCATCTAAAGCATATTCAGGATGCTCCTTATCAGTCTCAACCATATAACGCATACGATACATGCCTACTGTCTCAACCATTACCCATACTTTATCACTCATCGGTATCACCCATACTTTATCACTCATCGGTATCCCCTTCAATTGCTAATGCTTTGTTTAAAGATTTCTGAGCAACTCTCAGACCATATTCCATCTCATATCTTTTCTGATTCAATAAACGATTTTTCTTTAGAGAATCTTGATAGTTGTCATATACTTCAATCATATCTTGTTTCATCTTAGCAAGATATGTTTCAACATCAATAACAGTTGCCCATGAACCATCTTCTATTTGAGTATAGCCATGTTTGATTCTGAGTTCATCATTCCAGCGTTCACCCATACAATAAGATGGAGCAGGAACATTAACAACTCCAGAAACAACTTGGTGTAGAAAATCTACACGTTCTTCAATAGATTCTTTACCGTAAAACATTATTCATCCCCTTCATCTTCATCAGATTGATATTCTTTAGTTCGTCCATTCATCTCTGCATGAATGTCGCACAGAGTTGTATGCCAACCATCGGTATATGTTTTACCTGGAGCACCACACTCTTCACAAGTACGATAACTCATACTCTCAGCGAATGAAATATATTGATAGTGTTTATCAGTTGCAGCCTGAACATAGAATCGAAGTCCACCAAACTTCTCTTTTACTTGAACAGCAACTGGAACCTTACTTGCTTCTTCTTCCATAAATTGTTTACGGAGATCGATCTCACCCTGTGTGATAATATCACCAGAGCCACCATACATCTTCTGACCAACTTTGTCTTTGATAAAGTCATAACGACTTTTGGCACCAAGCCATTCGCTACATAGTTTACCGCAAAGAATATCGATGATGTTATACCAACCATTACCGCACTCAAATCCCCAGCACATGGCTGTGTTCATCATATTCTCATTACGATCTCGAAAGATCAAAGGATATCTTGCACAGAGTGCTTCGTCTAATTCTCTTTTCATGACAATTCCCTACTCATTTGTATCTGCCAAAACTTATACAATTCTGCATACGCTTCTAAAATATTCGTTGGGATAACATCCCCCGAACTAATAGATTCATCAATCGCTCTTCCAAGCGCACGAGCCAATCTAATTTCTTCTATATCAAACATATTAACTCCAAGTCCTATGTGCTTCTGCTATATGCTCAAGCCCATCATATTCAGCGATGTGCCAATCAACATCATCTGGAATGTCAATGATTGCTAGTTCTGCTGCCCAGCCCCATGAATCTTTACCCAACTCTTCAATCACAGCAATCAAATCTGGATCATTGCGTTGTTCATAGAACTCATACTCACTTAGGTATGTCGCATCAGATTGTGGACTGCCTGCTTTGTAATAGTCAGAGTCGTTTCCACGAATTGGGTATTTGGCTGGCACTTTATCAAATGCAATACCCTTGCGTTCTAGCAACTTCTCGAATGCGATATTCGAAATACCAAACCCACCAAAACATCTATTAATTACTACTTTCATTTTACATCCTTTGAAGAATCTGCTACATCTTTATCATCACGAATTTCAACAAAGATGGGTAGGAACAAACTTTCCTCTCCCAACTTATTCTTTATTCGACTATTATACTTGATTGCCACAATTTTGTCAACTATTTCTTGACCATAACTCTTGCGTTGCGCATCAGTCAAACCAGAACCTACACTTACCTTAACTACACCATCAGCTGATTCGCAAATAAGAGAGCCAAGCATTCCTGCATACTTACCAGTACCTTCTTCGATTGCAACAATCTTAAGATCGCATTCTAGTTCACCTTTGAATTTGATCTGATGTTTCGCACGTTTGTCTTCCCAAACACCAGAACCATCCTTAAGAATAATACCTTCATAACCTTTAGAAAGATAATCTTGAAAGATCTCTTGTGCTTGTTCCAGAGTTTCAACAATGGTTGAAGTAACAGTCCAAATCTTTTTATTATCTGACTTCTGTTTTGAAATAATCGCTTCAAGAGTTGAGAATCGTTTTGAGTATGGAGTTGGACACTTACCATCAGCAAAATATGCGTAAGGTATTAAGTCCCAGACAGAAGCATGGACCATTGATGCTTCTTCAACTGAGATAGTTCCCTTGTTTGCTTTGTTGAGGATACCATTACCAGTCTGACGATCTGCAAACTGATAGTCACCCTCAAGCATTACAAGTAGTTCACCATCAAAAACACAATCAATAGAACCAGCAAGAGAAATAAACTCTTGCTCCAAATTGCCAAGTAATAGAATTTCTTTGCCATTTCTGCTCCTAAATTCGCACTTACCATCTCTGACGATTGCGTTGAAGCGCATGCCGTCCATTTTCATTTGAGCGTAGGCTGGGAAGTTTATCTTGTCTATCAGTTTCTGCTCGAATGGGCTGCACAACATTACGGGATATTCGCTCACCAAACCAGTCCACACTGCGTTTGCGGTTGATACTTGTACTCCACATTTTAGATCCTTCTGAATGATTCGTTCAATAACCTTTGCATCATCTTCTGATAAAGATGAGAGAAGCATACGCAAGTATTCAATTGCTGCATGACCAGTAACGCTACGGGAAGATAAATCATAAAGTGCTCCAAGGGCATTGTGTAAAGTTGTAGTATGTTTGTCTTTAGTATATGTAGGAATTTTACGCTGATAGAATTGAGTAAAAGGATCTAGAGCAAGGCGAATTACCTCACGCAATGTTTCATCATTCCTATTGGCTTCTAGTTGCTCAATCTTAAAGTTACGAGAAGCATTCGCAGCAAGACTATCTAAAAATTTATTTACATTCATTTGTGTTTCAATTCCTTAAAAGTTCTATACCGCATATCCCAACGAATCGGTTGTTTAAATTTTTTGACTTCACCTGTTACCGTATTATAGAATGCATAGATTTTACTTTTACTATCACTGGTATAATAGATATGATTGGGAGCATTATGCTCTTTCCAATCGGTGGTCTCTTGAAATACTCTCATGCTGTTTTACGAAAGTAGCCATAAGGAAGACCCTGCGTGAAACAGAAATACTCATGATCGCCATTGACACCCTCAGCATCCATGAGCCAAGCAATGACACGTTCACGATTAGTGCCAGTGTGCATTAGGTTGAGAACACGATCTTCAAACTCAACGATCGCTTGAGCCTCACGTTCTTTACGCTCGGTTTCTTCACGCTCGATCGCTACGCCAAGAACTTCGAATTCTTTTTCGAAGTCTTCTAGTGTCCATGCACTGGTGTCAATACCACGAGGACGGACGCCATATGCATCCTTATACATATCCCAATACTGACACTGGGCTTGCTCAAGAGGTGACATTTCTTCCCATGATAACATAGCGATCTCCTTATTCAAACTCATAAAATTTAACTGCGGAATCCATTTGTTTAAGTTGACGAGCAACAGTAGTCAACTCGCGATATTTTGCCTGAACAACATTGCGTGGAAGTTCACCATCGCAGGTCAAATTCTCGGGGCTGAGGTCAGAATCAATTTTGTCTGCCAATCGCTGACGATCAGCATGGGTGGTCAAACTATACTGAGTGCTATTGAAAATAGCATTCCATTCATTTATCTTAGCAACATAAGCAGTCAACTGTTTCATAGCGATCTCCTAGATTAAACGAAAGACTTACGTGGAAAACCAACAGCGAAACCCGATGTTCCAGTAGAAGCAACTCGAGTTGTTTTTCCACGCATCAACATCTTAGGTGCTTTACGAGATTTTATAACCTCAATAGAACCACCTTGTTTCAAAAACTTCTTCAGTGCCTTTTCAGTTTCAGCACGCATCTCAGTCTTAGATTTATACATAGTCATTTCCTTTTCATCATTTATACAACTATTATACTCCAAGGTTGCATTAAAGTAAAGCGAAATGTTGAAAAACCCTACTGAAAGTAGGGTTTTGTAAGTTCTTGAAAAGTAAACCTTTTTTATTACTTTTTACAGCCCGAGAGAGCCTCTAGGCAAGCAGAGGTGGGTTAACCCCCAAAGATGGTCTAAAAACGTCCCTACGGACGTCCTAGAGGGTCTCTACGAGACGATTTTAAGTCCGCTCAGGGCACTGGCGGAAACGACCTCGATACCCGAGCCAAAGATTCGGTTATATTCGTTCGCCATACTTTGGGCTGGGATTCCCTCAGTTGCGATTGCAGTTGAGTAAAGGGTAATGTCACTTTCAGCGTAAGGCATATATGGAGCCAAAGCAACACCAACACCCTTTTCTGTTTGTTGGATAACGATCGCAGCTGGATCGCTTAATGTGTAACCTAGTCCAGTTACTTCTGTCTTGGCAATAATCTCTTCACCATTTAATAATTTAAAAACTTTAACCATTAGATTTCCTCTATCATGTGTTCAATAAAATCTGCTGCTTGATTTTGATCATGGAAGTATTGCATAATAACTTTGTCCATATCATATACGTGTTGCATAAAAACTAAAATCTGTCTATTCTTATATACTGATACCTTGAGCATCCAATTCCCTCTGCGTACCAGAAAGAAAGATATTAGGTTTGGAGATAGACGTGCTTTCATCATAACAAGTATTTAGGGGAACCCGAAAGTCCCCCTACTTGTCACAACTACTTACATTTCTACATAATCATCTTTGCCAACACCACACTCTGGACACTCAAAGTCAGCAGGAAGATCTTCCCACTTACCTTCTGTTTCCTCATCATGAACATGTCCGCAAACTATACATACGTAATCCATTATAAACTCCCCATGACCTGTTTGTAGGCATTAGCGTGGCGTTCTTCCACTTTCTTCAAAGCAGCAAAACGCTTTTCAGCTTTAGCCAGCACAGCCTTAAATGCTTCTGCGTGTTCAAATGATTCTTGAATCTGACCACGCATTTCTTTCTCAGCTTCCAGATCTTTTTCTTTTATAGCAATTGCTTCAAACTGTGGATACATTTCTGTGTATTCATAAGTCTCGCCCTCGATTGCTTTCTCCAAGCATTCCTTAGTGGATGGCTTGCCGATTAACAATTCAAGATGTCCCCATGCGTGTTTGATTTCTTGATCAGCGGTATGCTCAAAGTGTTTTGCAACATCTTCGAAACCTTCTTCACGAGCAATCTTGGCAAAGTAGCGATATTTGATATGAGCCATTGACTCGCCAGCCAACGCACTCTCAAGATTTTTTAATGTTACAGAATTGATCATTTCACTTTACCTGCTTTGTAAGTTCTGAATGTTTGGATTCCATCAGAAATACCAATAATGATATTCTTAAAGTGTTTCAGCAGCTTTGTCATAAGAGTCCTCGCGTAAGAATTCTTTTTTACCTGCAGTCTTCACTTTAACTTTCTTTGGCTTTTGTTCTTCTGGAACTAAACGCTCCAAAGCGATCTTAAGCATACCATTGAATATTTCTGCATTCTTCACTTCAATATGATCATCGATAGCAAATGCACGAGTGAATGCACGTGTAGCAATACCTTTGAACAAGAAGTTATCTTCTAGTGCTTCAGTAGCTGCATCAACATTACCCTTAACAATCAACTTACCACCATCAATAGTGATGTCAATCTCAGACTCACCGAAGCCAGCAACTGCTAATTCGATCGTGTATGAGTTCTCACTATTCTTACGAATATTATATGGTGGGTAGTTTGGAATGTTTTTCGTTAGATCAGCATGCAAAGACTGTAACTGTTTTGCGTGATCTTCAAAGCCGACAAAGAATTTATCAAAGTCCTTAAATCCTGGACCAAATAATGTTAGATGTGTCATTGTCTTCCCCTTATTGTTTAGTAAATGCTTTCTTCGCATCAAAGGTATATGCTGACATACCCAAGGCAGTGAAGAAGTCATTATACGATTTTGCTACATTCTTCGCAAAGGAAGATTGCGCAGCAATAAAAGTATTCAGGGGTTTTTTGAGTTCTTCGTTTTTGACGCAGGTCTCAACGAATTTAGTTTTGATTCCTTGGAAGGAATCGATGGCTGTGTTAATGTTATTCAACATTGTTTTGCTCCTATTAAGCGAGTTAGAAAAACTCTCAAGCAAATCCCCGAAGGCGAAATGAAGAGAGCCATATTAAAATGCTGGTTACTGGTTCCAGCGACAACTTAACGTATTGACAGCTTTACCAACGATTCGTAACTTAGCGGTCCTAAGGTGAATACTTATGCAGCTGGCAATTCAGCTGCAGCTGTTGCTTGAGCAGCAACAATTGCTTCGGCTTGTGGGTCGCCTTGTTGTTTAATTTTAACAACTAGACTAGCAACTTCCTCGAAAGGATGTTTACCCAATACTGCAAGAATCATATTTACTTCATTAATTTCAAGTTCAAGTTTAATCATTTTGATTTTTTTCCTATGTTATATTTCGGTACTAATTCCCATTGATCTTTCTCTTTGAAAGATACAACTTTAATTTGCGACAGAGATGCTTTCTGGTCGGCTTGAGAATTATTTAGGATCTTTAACAGATCCCAATCCTGAAGCAATCCAGTAATCGCATTTCTCCGCTCAATATCACCTGCAGTGATATTCGATTCCTTACCGTCCAAAGCAAAGAGTTCTTTGAAGTGAACGATAAAATACCTACCTTGCTTATGCAAGATATGGCAGGATTGGTACAATTTGTTTTCTTTCCTAGAAGCAATGCCAATGCGAGTCAAAGTTTCACGAACCTTTAGAAAGTTGTCAGGTTCAGGTAAAACCACTTCAAGCATGGACTCTGGCGTCCAGTCGTAATAAATCATTTCAACAGTCATGATTTTCCACCTTTATATAGTTTTTCTTTTATCATAATCAAGTTCTCTTCGGATAGCACTTTAAGTGCTTCATTCGCTTTTTCACTTGAATACCCATAATACTCTTTAACGAGTTCTAGAGATTCAGTTTCGGAATCCTTTTTGGACCACTTACTAAACCTCTTCTTCCTCGAAATAATATTTAGGAAAAAGAAAAACTGCATGTCTTTATCTAAACTCGGATGTTGATTCATCTGGTTTGCATAAAAGACAGTATCGGGAAAATACGATAACCCTCTATTTATAAGAAAGGGTTTATAATCTTTGCCTGCTTGCGGATCCTTTTCAAATAAATTTTCTTTGGTAGTGTTTATAGAGTTTAGAAAATCAAAGGGACTCATTGAATACCTTTAGATTTTCTGTTGATGCCATAAACTTCTTATCAGGAAATCTTTTTGCAAGAGTATCTTCTAGTTCTCTTCGATTTTTACCCTGTCCCATAAATTCCATCTTCTCTCTGTCGTAAACATAAAAAACACCATGGTGTTTTTCAATTGTGATTGGAATGATAGAATCCTGAACAGCTTCCACTTCTTCATCAACGAACTGTGTTATGAAACGATCGATAGTTCTTTTGGCATGGCGTTCTCTTGCATACCAACCATACACTGCGCCCATAAACCAAATAACCATCCACAGTAACCAATCATATAAATCAAGCATATAGGTCTCACTTAAATTTACAGTTAGCCATAATCTCGGTCAACGCTGCCATTATATTCAACTCATGATCAGCAACGAATGCTGCTTTGTATTGATAGTCAGCAAGAACCAAAACCAAAGAAGGAATACTTTCTGCAACCATATACGTCACTGAGGTATCATAAAGTTCACGGAACAATGCAACAGTATCTGAGTCAGAATTCTTACCAACCCATTTACGAACATTGGTAAAGTCTTTTTCTTTCATCAACTTAATTAAGTCCTTGAAAGATTCTTGACTCATGTTAACTAAGATACCAGAATCAATCTTACCTGAAACACTGTAACGCTGAAGTTCGTTTAGAACCCTACGATAATCTGGGAAGTGTTTAGTGATTAACTCGGCAACTACTTTCTGATCAAAGTCCACATTCTCTTGTTTGAGAATTTGAGATGCACGCTTGAAGAATGTACCAAGCAAAATCTGCTTATCTTTATTGTCAATCTTAAAGTCAATACAAGCGCAACGAGAATGAATCGCTTCTAGGATACGATTCTTAAAGTTACATGTAAAGATAAAACGACAATTTGCTGAAAACTCTTCAATGAAACTACGCAACGCTGGCTGAGTAGAGTTGGCTTGAAGGTAATCTGCCTCATCGATAATAACAATCTTTGGGGAATCAGTTAGGGATACTGTTGAAGCAAATCCCTTAATCTTAGTTCGGAGGGTATCAATACCTGATTCCTCTGAGCCGTTGATCATAATATATTCAGCACCAATCTCATTACATAGTGCTTTTGCTACGGTAGTTTTACCTACACCAGCAGTCCCCGAAAGAAGAAAGTGTGGTAGTTCGCCTTGGGCGATATACTGCTTAAATGTTTCCTTCAAAGATTCAGGAAGAACACAGTCATCAATTTTCTGTGGGCGATATTTCTCTACCCACAGAAACTGGTCATCACGAAAATCAATCATATAAACTCCATAATATTAGTAGCTGGTTTATACTCACCAAACTGTTCACCAAATAATTCAATTTCTTCATAAATTAAATCAATATGCGCATGAGTCTTTTTGTTATCATCCATCTTTTGAAAACTTGATTGTTTCTGTAAAACTAATTCTTTTACAGAAGAAACAAATTCTGGTTTGTGAACAAAAAGAACATGAATAGGATATCCGCTAGTATCACCATCAAATAAAGAAAACAAAAACGAATCAGCAGTTAAAATTTTATCTAATGATTTAGAAAGATCAAATTGATAACGACTGTTTCTTATGTTATAATCGTTAGTAGTTTTTCTCTTAGTGGTCTTAGTAGATTTCTGTTCTATGTGCACGAGATTTAATTCAGGACAAATTCCATCAGCCCCATACCTACCTCCCAACTTTTTAATGGTTGGGTAGTAGGATTTAAGATAATCAAATGTTAAAACTTCACGCCAAACATAATTATCAAATGGATTATACTGATACTTCTTCTTAAATACATCAATTGAATTTAAGATATTTTTTAAGTCTAAAATCTCATCAGACATTAAAATTCGAATGTAGAATCTGCCTCAACTGCAACATAATAAACTAAATCACCAGCACCTTTGAATCGAGAGATCTTCTTACTGGATACACTAACAGCATAATCACCTGGGATCATCTTTAGGTTTTCTACTTTCAAATTAACTTTGAATTTCTTTTCACTTGCGCCAACAGTAGAGTTATATGAGTTACCAGTAGCATTCTTTTTATCACCAACAACTACGCTCATAGTTGAACCATCACCAACGATTGATACGTCAGAAGCACGCAGTACTGAAGCAGTGCGTTGAATCATACTGAGCATATTTGCGCTCATATTAAATTCAATTTCTGGATCGGGAAAAGTAATCGCTTTCTGAGGTGCAGTCAATACGCTTGCGTCTGCAGCAAAATACTTAATGCTGTTTCCACCTTGCTCGATAGTAACCCACTTATCACTGAATGTCAATTCTGGATCTTCAAACAAAGACATAGCACCGAGGAACTCATTAAGATCATAGATACCAAAGTCTGGGAAGGTTTCAGTAACGACTGCATCAGCCATTACGTTCTTTTGTGCC